TGTAGATGTCTTGGTGGCAGCCATGATATTACACCTGTTCTTGAGTCTTTGTATGGTCGCTCGTTAGCAACGGCAAACATAAAATCATCAACTTGATAGTCCTCTAACTCAAACACTAGCGATTGCTCATTAGTAAGTGTGGCTATTGCGTCGTATTTCATTTCTTGCTCTTCTCTTTTTTCGCTTCTGATAGAGCAATCGCTACTGCTTGCTTAGGATTCTTCACTACAGGGCCTTTTTTAGACCCTGAATGAAGTTGACCTGCTTTAAATTCTGTCATCACTTTCTTGACTTTCTTAGTTGCTTTTGCTTTTGTCATATAAACTCACACACTAGGAATATTTAAAGTTGGGTCGATAGTTGGATCAACGTTTTCTGTCTCGTCTACAACGTCGCTTGCTTCGCCGCTGGTATGTACTTGGTTGATGCTGTATGTGCATGAGGTGATCGATACAAGCATGATGAGAGCTAAGGCTATCAGCATTATAGTTACGCCGATTAGGTAAAAAAACTGCTTCAAGAAAGAGTTTTGTTCTACTTTTATTTGCGGTTTCTTTGTTTCTTTTGGCTTTGTATTGTTAGGTTTTCCAACATTAGCAGTCTTAAGCTTCGAGTGCAAGTTTGAGTGCTTGGTAATTGTCGATTTCACTTTTTATGTCCCCTAGTTTGGCGATTTTCGTAAGTTTTGGTGCGTATGTCATAGCAAAGTCGCTTAGCAGTACGGCGGTCGAAATAATCCACTCTTCGAGATTAGTATCATTAAGCGTCTCCAGATCCGGTTGAGTAATCTGCGCAATTTGTTTAGCATGATCTTGTAGGCCTTTAAACTCCGAGGGCGAAAATACGGATATAGCTTGCTCGACTTTTTGATTGAATCTGACATCCTGCACAGCACTTACCACTATTTCCACCCTCGGTTCTTCACTATAAAGTTTCACTGCACTTGCTTTAATAACTGATGCATCGTCATCCCACAGAACACCATTTGCACAGTCTAAGTAAAACTTCTCTAAGTTGTCGTAGTCTGGTTTGGTTGAGGCTTTTATTAGGCCCCAAAGCTTTCTGTTTTTTACACTTACACTATCTGATAAATTAATGGGAAGAAAAAAAGTGAAACAAACTGAAAAAACTTTTGCGCTACATATTTTGCCTAATTCAATTATTGTGTATTTATCTAAAGAATTAGCTTGCTCAGATAATTGTGCGGTAATTATACGACGTACTTCTTGCTTGCAACTATCTTGAGGGTCATATGTGGTGACGAAGCGACCTCGTTTACAGTAACGATGCCGCTGTTTTGCTATTGGCTTTCCTGGTATGATAATTTTCATTAATCAACCAGATAAAGCATTTTAATTTATTTGTGTAGTAAAAAGTTAATCTTCTTTCTCAACTAATTTTATTAATCCATCGCGTAAAATACATACGAAAGGATGATCAAGCATTCGATCTTCATGCCACTTGCTATAACAATTATAACAAGAATCTAACTTGCATGACCAACATGAATACCTGTAATCATAAACACCGCAGTTTTGGCACTTTCGCATGACTGTTGATTTATCTTTCAAAGTGTCCACCACCGTGCCGAGTAAATTATTTTAATCTTCTTCCACTTTCGTTATTAACTTCTGCCAGTCATAAGCTAATCCAAAAAGAGTTGATAACCTACGCGCCGTAAGCTCGCTACATTCGCGTGTGCCTGCTTCAATCTCTTTTAAGTGCGTATTATTTATCTTAGCTTTGTAAGCAACTTGTTTAACTGTCATACAATTAATCAATCTAAGATATCTAACTAACGAATCTCTTTTTGATCGTCTTTGAGTTTGCATAGTTATCCTCCTTTTGTTATTAATGTTAATTAACTTTTAGTTAGCCCCTTAAATCGGGTCCATTAAATTCTAACACGAGTGCCTCTTTAAAACGAGAACTAATACGTTCGCCGTATGCTTTGTAAATAGCCAGCTCGTCCATGTTGGTTGAGATGATTGTTATTAAACCTTTGCCAAATCGCTTATTAAAAATCTCATAGAAATCTCGCTCATGTCGAGTGGTACCAGTATCCACGCCAAAATCATCTAGGATTAAAATTGGCACCTCGCAAATGGACTCTATTAGGCCCCTAGCAGTCTTGTATTTGACGACTGCCTCTTGCAGGCGCCTATCTAGGTCAACGTGATCAAAGTATCTCACATCGCCTAGCGGTAAGTTCTTAGTTAAAAACATTTCACGCAATAAGGCAAACATAAAATGCGTTTTGCCTCGGCCAGCTTTGCCCATGAGTATCAAGCTTGACATGTTATCTAAATATCGTAAAGCCTTGGAGTTAAACGATTCACCATCTTCATTGGGCGGAATTGATAGCTTTTCGATCGAAGTATTGCGATACCTTGGAAAAACATCATTGAGCTCACAAAACTCAAACCACGCATTCTTTCGGCCTACATTCAACGATCTTTGTTGGGGTGCTATGTTGACACCTTTTGGTAAAGATAATGCAACAGCGGGCGAATTAAGGGCATTCTGAGGCATATATTGTCCCATGTTACAACCTCTTAATCCTAGATCCGTCATATTCGGCATCTCCTGGCGTTACGAGCTTTGATCCTTGACGATGAGGGGCAATGTTCTTGTGATTGCTTTGCTGCTTGATGCGGTCGTTTTTCTGCCGTTGATCTAGCACTGTGGTAGCTACCCAGGTTCGAAGTCGCAGGTAGTCGCTGCTGTGCTTGGCCACCATTTTTGGATTCGCACTTTGCTTCCAGTCGGAAAGATATTCGTAACATTCGTTGACAATTTCGATGCCGTGTTTCTCCACAAGTTTTTGGTGCTCCTTGGCCGTGACCTCAATGTTTTTGTGAGGTTTGTATTTTTCGACTGGAGGGCCAGAATCGGAAGTCAAAAAATTTGTACAGTTATGCACCACAGGGGGTGGTGCATGTCTATCTTTTGGATCTTTATTAGGATCATGTATTATGTTATAAGGACCAGCAGGGTCGCATAATTCATTTTGGTATGTATCATGAGACAATGTGCAAAGATTTTTTGAAGGTTTTTCATCGGTTTTTGGCTGTTTCTTTTGAACATAAGTCACATTTTTTCTATTAGGAGGAGGTTCACAAGTCAAATTATTACTACCGGAATGACTTTTAAGACATTCTGGATTGGTAGGGCCCGAAATGCCGAAATATTCCATGATTTTTTGGCGATTGATTCTGAAATATCGTGAAGCTGGTAGACCAAAAACCTTGACTTCGATAAACTCTAGTTCTTTCAAGGTCCTTATATCTGACTCTTGCTGTTTGCGTCGTATGCCAGTACGACGCAAAATTCTATCCTCGGTGGCATAAAACCACCCATCCCCATATTTAGCGTGACTCGCATAGGAATTCTCATAGTAATCATCGAGCTCCAAGAGCTCGGTTAGTAGTATTGATGTGGTACACCCTATATCATAGGCGAAATCACGCAAGAAATAGCCGTGATTGCTAGGTAATAACATTGATAGTGGATTTGTTCTTTTCATTTTTAAGTTCCTTTATTCGATTCAAAATATTCTTTAATAATGTCTTTGTTAATTCTTATATGTCGCATTGCTGGTAATCCGAAAATTGCCTGATCTACAAATCTTAACGCAATTAACTTATCCACAGAGGTTTCCTGCTCTTTTCGCAAAATACATGTGCGCAAGGTAACAAATTCAACGGGCGCACGAAACCAGTTTTCTCCGTACTTGTGATGTCTTATAAGCTCATCTTGGTAGAATTCGTCAAGCAATAAAAATTCTGTTAGTATAATTGCTGTCGCGACTGTCTCTTTTCGAGCAAATTCACGATTGAACAAACAGTAATGTCCTGGAATGAAATCTAGTACAGCTTTTGAGGGCTTAGTTTTCAGGAAGGGAATTTTATATTGTGAAATATCATAGGGGCTTTTATAGTAGTACATGTGATTATACTCTCCTTTTTTGGTTAGTGTGATTCATGATTAACATTGTCCTTTTTTGGTTGATGTTTTTTTGTTTTTAATAATAAGTAAATAATGCTGTGTTCAGTAGCGTTAAGTGCTGTTAATGATATATTTATGTTCCTTGTTCGGTATTCCTCGTGCCGGTCAGGGATGATAGCTTAAGTCGTGTTTTTTATAAATAATTTTCCGCGTGAGCGTTGGTGGCAGCCGTAAAAAATTGGAGTAGCAGTGTGGGGCTCTTCGCACTGCTACTTTTTTTTGCCTTAATTCTTTTTCCATTCTTCTTCCGCTAATTTCAGTTGGGATTTTTTTCCTAATTTGTGTCCACAACATGGGCAAACAGGTTTTTTCGGTCGATCACTGTAGATATCATCTAATGATACTTCTCCATCCGTTAGCTCCACTATTCTCATCGCCAGATCCATCTTAGGATATTGCGTACCCGCTATGATCCGAAATACTGTCGTTGAGGTGCAATCCAAGTGTTTTGCAAACTCTATGTACGTAAGCTTTTCGCGCTTTAGATAGTCTTTAAGGTGCATTTTTTTGCCTTATGGTTTTGTGGGCTAGACTATATATGATTCGAGGAATTTTGTGAAAGAAAGAATGTTGCGTGATTTAAATATACGAAAAAGATTGCGCAATAATCGGACGTTTGCTATATTTGTGGACATCAAAGCGCAAGTCTCCTTGGTGACTCGAACGAAAGAAGCGAGCAAGTTGTAGCAGCGTAGAGATAAAACAACATAAGGAAATAAGATGACATACCAAATCTACAACGTAAGAACACAACAGAACGTAGGCAAGTCATACAATTGCCGTAAGCGTGCTAGAAATAGAGCTGAAAAGCTAAATTTAGAGTACGGTGCACATAGCTATACAGTTGTAACAATCTATAACTAGGAAACAAAAATGAAACACAAAAAAGAAAAAGACTTTAAAAAATTTATAAATGATGTGGAAGGTAACAAAATAGCTACAGATAAAATAATTGGCTTCTGGTCTGACGTAGGTGAAGATGGAAGATGGTTTTTATACTGTAGAGACAATACGAACACAAGAATCTTAATTGCAATGAACTTTACTTCGTTTGAAGAGTCAGAGAATTTTTTACAAAAACTTTTTGAGGAATAAAAATGACCACATGGAGAGAAGCGTTTAGCGCCTTCAGGGCAGAACGCAAAGAAGCTGAAAAGCTTAAAGAGAGACGGGATCAGTTAGTACGAAGATTAGATTTAACGAAAAGGTGCCCCATGGTACGAACATGGGGCGGTACAAATAAAACTACAAGGGATCTCAAATGAAAAGAGATATTGTGACTTTATAAAAATAAGAAATAAATAACAAGCAATTTAGAGAATAAAAACAATAATTCTGTTATTAGCTAAGTAAATTAATATAGAATAAAATTAGAAATAAACGTCCCTGCCAGGACAAACCAGGAGAGCAAAATGAACAGTCCCTATGATTTATGCTACGATGATGTAGGCGAAGATCCTTTCAACCCAAAAGATGAGCTTATTTATGGCTGCACAGAATATGTGCGAGACATCGTACAGGCCCTCTACTCCAACGGCCCATTAGATCGTTGTGAGCTAGAGGAGCATCTTGAAGGGATCTGCAAGCTTCTTAATATCAGAATCCCCGAAAACTTTTTGAATATCGAACGTAGAAAAACTATTCCTATGCGCGATTACTTTTTAAATCTTGAAGTTAACTCATTATTCGTAACAAAAAAAACAATCTAAGGATACGACCATGCAACTAGTACAAAAGAAACAAGAGCAAATAACAAGTGCACCATTTTCACCGTCACATGTTGAATTGATAAAAGACATGTATTTTAAGGGCTCATCAGACCAAGAATTTCTGATGTTCGTGCATGTATGCAAAAAGACCGGCTTAGATCCAGCATTGCGCCAGATCTTTCCGGTTAAGCGCTGGGATAGTACGCTCAAAAAGAACACAATGACCGTACAAACTGGTATTGATGGTTATAGACTAATAGCAGAGCGCACAGGCCGTTATGCTCCTGGGCGCGAACCTAGCTACCAATACGAGAACGGAAAGATAATGTCTGCAACTGCCTATGTAAAAAAGCAAACAGCTGATGGTACTTGGCATGAAATTGCAGCTACTGCATTTTTTGATGAGTATGTTCAACGAACTAAAGAAGGTACTCCAAATCAGTTTTGGCTAAAGATGGGCCATAACCAACTTGCTAAATGTGCTGAGGCTCTTGCACTTAGGAAAGCTTTTCCAGGTGATCTATCGGGAATATACACGCAAGAAGAAATGGCGCAAGCTGAAGTATCAGATATGGCATGTCATCAAGATGCGCCAGAAAAAAAGGATGAAAAAATTGTGGAAAAAATTACGCTAGAAGAAGCGAATGATTTACAATCGGTCCTAAATGATTGCGATCCTGAGTATGTAAAGCGTGTGATGGATGGTCTTAAACTTTGTAAGCCTCCTGTGTACAATGTACAAGATGTGCCTAAGCGCATGTACAAACTAGCCCTTGAAAGAGCTATGGAAAATAAAAAGAAATACCAAGACACGCCAGAATTTGAAGAAGTGGAAGATTTTTATGAGGTAAACGAAGCGTGATAAAATCCGAACATTTAACTAATATAATGGAAAAATACTCCGAGCATCTAGAGATGCTCGGTGATAACTCTAACGATCTAATAATAAAAATATTGTCCCATGAGCTATCTAAACAAACAGAAAAAACTAAATATCTTGAACGCAGATTAAAACTGCTTGAACTTGTGGAGAGTCACAAATGCAATTGCTAACACAAAATACAGAGGCTTGGCTAGAGCTTCGAAAGAAAAAGATAGGGGCCTCAGATGCCCCTGTTATCATGAATGTAAGCCCGTGGAAAACGCCATATGAACTATGGTCGGAAAAGGTAGGCATAACAAACGATAATGTGGTTACGCGTGCCATGCAAGAAGGCCTAGACAAAGAGCAAGAAGCTCGCCAAAACTTTATGGATAAAACTAGATTGAATGTTTTTCCGAAAGTTTGCTTTCACGAGCACTTTGACTGGATGATGGCTAGCCTAGATGGTATAGATGAAGAAGGTAAGCATATCGTAGAGATTAAGAATCCAGGAGCTAAAGATCACGAAGTAGCGTGTAACGGCAAGATACCTGAGAAATATTTCCCTCAATTACAGCACCAATTGGAAGTAACCGGCCTTGATATGGCCTATTATTTTTCTTACTATCACGGAGATGGTGTGATTGTAGAGGTAGGTAGAGACGATAAGTTTATTACGGAAATGATAGCTGAAGAGAAAAAATTCTTCGTTTGCATGCAAGATTTTGTTGCGCCAAAAATGACTACTAAAGATTATGTCTCAATAAATGACGTAGAAATAACTAAAGCAACTGCCGAGCTTAAAAGTGTTATGGATAACATAACCAATTTAACTAAGCGCGAAGCAGAACTTAAAAAAATAATAGTAGAAATGTGCGAATCGAACAATTTAACAAATGCCGTATGTAATGGCATGCAGATATCAAAGTATATGCGCAAGGGTACCATAGATTACTCAAGTATCCCTGAGCTTAAAAAGGTTGATCTTGAGATGTTCCGTAAAACTCCGATTTCGTATTGGCGCCTTAAAAATGTAGAGTAAATATTTCCAAGCGCGGACGTGTATGGCCTCTCCGTAACGGCCCCTGTGATGACTGAGCAAGCCACAGAGATATAAGCTATGCTCGCTTGATTGAGAGTAACCTTATCGAAAAAACTAGAACTTTGCTTAGGCAGCATGCAGCCTCTTAGCTGGAAAGCATGTATTTATAATAGTACTGTCGGGGGCCAATTGTTCAGTTTTATAAAAAATCACTTCAAGAAAAAAAGAATCGAGCGGACAGAAAGAATATCTAAGAGCATGGATTTGAATGATTTTATCCATTTCGGATTGAATTCTAATAATTTACAGGATGATGTAGCACAAGTCCTTTATCGCAATTTATGTGTTTTGATTAAAGATCATGAAGCAACTATTCACAATATCATAACTGGAAATTTCAGAGTTCTTTCATATGGGGTTCGTTCTCGTTTTGCTCATGAAGAAGAAGAAGAAGAAATACTTCAACCTTATAAAAATAGAGATAATAAAAATGACTGAATGGGCAAAACGATATGATTGCTGCCGATATTGTAATACCTCAGAAAAAGCGCATAAATCTAGGGGTTTATGTGGACCATGCTATTACTTTATGATTGAGTATGTCACAGGGCCTAAACAAGATGATCAAATGGCGGATTTTTTTGGCTCTATTTTTCATGAGCATTTGGTTGGGTGGAGTTGTGTTAAATGATTGAGTGGAATAAATATCCCGAAACATTCCCTAAGAAAGGTGGAAAACTTCTTGTGATTATCAATGGAGAAATGGTTATTGCAGAGGCTATATTAGCTCCAATGACTGCGTGGCTCTCACTAGGAAAAAATAAGATTTATTTTCTTATTAATATTGAATATGAACAGGTAGATCAAAGTGATGGTATTCTTAGAGCTGCAAAGGAAGTATATGCTGATGGCGGTTGGATTAAGCCAAAATTATATGCTGAGATAACTCATTGGATTGAAATACCTGAACCAGTGTGAAGAAATATGTTAAGCACTAAAACTATCATAGCTTTTCCCCCTGAAATGAAATCATATTTCGACAGAATGCTACTGTTTCATGATGCCTTCAAATTTGGTGATGAAACTGGAAAAATTCATAAAATGTTTGCCTACATAAAATCAGAGTCCGAAAAATTTAGAAAATTTCCTGAAATTTATGCAAGATGGCAAAACCTAGAAAAACAATACCTGGATTTATATGAGCGGACGAAGATTAAAGAAAAAAAGCAATCTCCAAAAGCAAAAAACAAGACTAAAAGACCCTTTTACCACATTACAATGCCTGATCAAAGCTCTAGAGATTTATTCCTTAGACTTAGATTCGTCGGAAACTAAGCCTGATAATAATGTTGGAGAAACTATGATTTTTAAGAGATATAAAGATTGTTAACTTTGCATAGCTAGAGGAGGAAGGGAGCCGTGGGGTTTGACCCTATGCGTGCAGGCGCACTTAGCCTTGTCGTAGAAGTTAAAAGGGGCTATAAATGTTACTGACCTGTAGACAAAGGCAACTCGCTAGCTATGCTTTTTAATGAGGGTTTTAGATGACTGAATGGCTTGAACGACCTAAACCGGAAATAATCAAATATAAGAACGTTTGTACGGAATGTGGATTTTCCTCAAATGTCCGTTTTACTAATCCTGAAAATGTCTCCATGATTGATAGTGCTGGTAATATTATGTATTGCAAGTGCGGTAAAAAAGCTACGACAGCAATTTTTGGTAATGAGGCTTTTATTAGTAGATGTAGTGATTGTATGTATGGGAGCAATTCATGACTAAATGGTTTAAATGTGATGAACGAATGCCAGACCGAGATGACTATGAGCGTAAGCTTGTGTATTCTAAATGTGATGGAATATGCACTGCTCAATATCATGATACCTATTGGGATTTAGACCCAAAAGGGGATTATGCAACAGGTGGCTATATTGATGAGGTCACTCATTGGGCTGAATGTCCAAAAACTCCAGATGAAATCAAAAAAGAACGAGAAGAATATGAAAATTCTGATTACTGTAAAGCCTTGACCAAATATGTAGCTTTTAGATTTCAATGCCTCGAAAAATCACATCTGAAAATTGATAAGGAGTAAATATGTCCGTATCTCATGCAACAGAGTTTGATATTGCTGTATTCAGCAAGAATAAGCTATGCACCTTTTACGTTGTACAATGCAGCACTACAGGAAAATATCATGTTTTTGTTGTCGTCTATCCGCACGAAAAAAGAGACGATCAAAAGGGCTACATAATGTCATCACATGATGATGAGAAAACAGCATTAAAACAACGAAATAAGTTTTCTGAAATGCTTAAAAATGCGAATGTTTATGATGTTCATTGTAACGCTACCACCTGGTACCGTGACATTAACTGTAATAAAATATAAGTTAATAGGTGTTATGAAAGACAAAAATGAAATCCCAAAATACCATCATGCAGGTTATACAAAATATGCTTATGCAAGAATCCATAAGCCAAAAGATAGAAAAACAAACAATCATATTACAGAAGTAAACTCTTTCTCCCAAATACATTTAATAAATTTTAAGGACAATAATGAAACTACTATCCAACATATTATTTAGAAAAAACGTTGTATTGTTAACTATGATGTTAACAGCAATTTTTACCCTTATCACGATCGATCCAATTTTGATTGCCAATGACAAAAAGGCAAAATATGCCAAAAGAAAAAAACTGGATGCCAAATATAATCATCTAAAAAATGACTACTACTATCAAATCGAAAATTTTACCGTTTTGCTGCGCAAGCTAATTACACTGAGTAGATCGCTTGAAGAAAAAATAATCGATCTGGAAGATAGGTGTGCACTTCAGGAAGAAGAAACCAAATATATAAGTAATTATCTTTATCAAAAATCTGGAGATCAATCTTTTTGTCCCTTCGAACTAATCAAGCATTTGTATCAAGATCGCATACATTTTCATGGTGAGCGGGCACAAGTAGCAGAAGATTCTCAACAAGAGGCTCAACCAAATAATGACTGAGTGGAAAGACTTCACGGATGATAAGCCCAAAAAAGGGCAGATATGCATCGGGTTACATAAATGGGGCATGTGCTTTTTTGAACATGATGATAACCCTTTAAATAATATGATAGGACTGTTTTACGTGCCGAGAAATGGTTCATTATCGGGTATGCGATATGCTGTAGATAATATAACTGAGTGGGTTCCATTGCCCGAGGCATATGACTCATGAAAATAATAGGCTATATAAGAGTAAGCACAGAATATCAAGCAGAGTCTAAGCATGGGCTAGATGCTCAGACGTATGCGATTGAGAATTATTCTACAAAAAATAATGTAGATATATTAGAGATATTCAGAGATGAAGCTTTAAGCGGTTCTCTCTCTTTAGAAAAGCGTCCAGGTATGCTAAATGCAATTAATGCGCTTAGCAAAGGCGATCTGCTTGTTGTGGCAAAAAGAGATCGTTTAGGAAGGGATGCTCTAGTTATGGCTATGATTGAAGCTGCCGTTAAAAGAAAGGGCGCCAAAATCATTTCCCTGGCTGGAGAAGGCACAGAAAATGATGATCCTACTGGAATGCTAATGCGTAGAATGATCGATGCATTCAGCGAATATGAGCGTTTAATCATAGGTCTGCGTGTAAGTGCGGCACTTCAGGCTAAGAAAAAGAAAAATGAGCGTGTTGGTTATATTCCTTATGGCTTTGAGCTTTGTGATAATGGCATACACTTAACTCAAAATCATACGGAAAGAAAATTGCTGAACGAAATGACTGAGCTTAGAAAAACAGGCATATCCATACGTGGAATTGCTAAATATCTAAACGAAAGAAATTTACTAAATCGCAATGGAAGTAAATGGAATCATTCTAGTATATTAAGAGTCTGCATAGAAAGACTTAAAAGAGAAACAGTTAATGGCTGATACTTTAGAAGAACTTTATAATAAGATAGATAAAAATTTCCCAAATAATAAAGAAAAATGCCATTTAATTTGCACTCTCTTAGGTACGAGTGCTAATTTGACTGAATATGTTATGCAAAATAATGAGCCACGTTTAATCCCACTGAATGTGCAGTATTGCATATTGATTACCTCAGCAAATATGATGAGCATGTTGTCGGATGCTCCAGTTTTGCATAAGATCAACTTTGATGATGAATTTAAAATTTCAGAACAAGGCCAAGAGCATATTTACAGAAAAATGAAGCGGGCGATAGATCTTATCGTTGCAGACTTTAAAAATAGAGAGGAAGAAGATGACATCTAAACAGCTTAATTTGTTTGAAGATACCAAGGAAGATTTGCTTGAACAGCGCTTAAATATGCTAGAGCAACAAATGGATCGAGTAAGAAAGAATCTTTTCGCAAAATACACTGAACTTATGCAGCTGTATCTTGAGCAAAAGACTCATCTAGATTCATTTAAGAACACGCATTCTGCTATTTAGGCACTTGATCTGACATTCTAGCTTTTTCTGGGTCATTAGTTAGGCAGGCAGCCATTTGACCGCGTGTACCATTATGGTCAAACTCAATAAGCGGGTCTACCCATATGTCAAAGCCACATTCACGCACTTTGCGACAAAAAGTAAAATCCTCACCCCAAAATTCCCCATCTCGCACTTCAGTATTAAAGATGCAAAAGCCATCTTCATCTGCTTGTGAAGGATCTTTTGGTTGAAAATATTCGTGAGAAAATTGTTCGTGTAGTTTTTCAATTACGGCGCGTTTTATTAGCATGAATCCAGCTGGAATGAAATTCATCTTCAGCAAATTCTTGCTATTCGTTTCTACAGCACCGTTTGGAAGGTAAACAGGACGAAACAAAAATATATTCTCACCTCGCGCTGGATAGCATCCAGCGACAAAATCAACATCGTAATCTAACATTGCTGGAACTGACATAGCAGGCCATGCAAGATCTGAATCAATACATAGCATATGTGTGCAATCAGTAGCTAAGAATGCCTTGTTAAGCCTATTTCTTTCAGCTACAAGAAGAGATCCACTAGAATGTATGCATATATGTGTTTCAATTCCTCTTGATGCAAGTAAAGCGAAAGTCTCTGCTAATGCAATTGCGTAAGATACGTTTACTTTTCCGCTAAAAGCTGGTGTTGCAAGAAATACTTTTGTCATGATGCCTTTATGTACAATGCGCGTTTGAAGTTTGTTGTTAATTCTATGGTAGGGTTTGTATTGTTGTCAGTAGGTACCTGGAACTGTGTAGCTGAATTATAAGAATAACCTGTAGGTGATGTATAAATATTTGGTCCAGTACCTGCTATAAACAGGTTATTACCAGTAATCAAAGCAACAATAGATGATGTTGTGTTGGATGTTTGCGCTGTCCAAGTGATAGCATCAGTACTTGTTTCAATTACCCCACCAGTTGCACCAAGAACATATGTTGAATTCGCATATGTTAAAGCTACAATATTTGAAGTTGTGCCTGTTGTTCTAGCGGTCCACGTAGTTCCATCAGTTGATGTGCCTATTCCACCACCGTTTGCACCATAAATAAAAAATGTACCATATGCGAGCGATCCAATTATTGCTCCACCTGAATTGGAGGTTCTAACGGTCCAAGTGATGGCATCGGTTGAAGAAGTAATTACTCCACCTGCACCACCTCCCACATATGATCCTGCACCATATGTTAAGGCATTTATAGCACTTGTTGTATTGCTAGTGCGAGTTGTCCAAGTGATTCCGTCAGTTGAAGAACGCATATCGCCGCCTGCACCACCTGCGACATAAAGTGAATTTCCATAGGTAATAGCAGTTAAGTTGCTAACTGTGCCACTACCAACATATGCAGGCCAGTTTGTCCCATCAGTTGAAGTGATTGACATGCTCAATGCACCTGCAACGAAAGTAGAACCTATTGCAGCCATACCAGTTATAGCAGTTGTAGTGTTAGAAGTTCTAACGGTCCAAGTGATGGCATCGGTACTTGATGCAATGACTCCGCCTGCACCACCATAAGCATAAACTGACCCATTATAAGCTAACGCACTTATTGCTGAGGTAGTGTTGGAAACTCTTGCAGTCCAAGTGGTTCCGTCAGTTGAAGTCGCAAGAACGCCGCCTGCACCTGCATAAACAAATACAGCACCTCTTACAAGAGCATTTATAGCGGATGCAGTTCCAGAAGTCCTAACAGTCCAAGTGATGGCATCAGTTGAAGAAGTAATTGCGCCACCTGCTCCACCAAGAACATAAGCACCATTTCCTTGAGCTGCACAGTTTAAAGCACTGGCCGTATTACTAGTGCGAGCTGTCCAAGTGATGCCGTCTGTACTGCTGCCGGCACCGCCACCAGTCGTCGCATAAACAAATAATCCAGAACCAAAAGCCAGACCGTTAATGTTACTTGCAGTATTGCTTGTAGAAGATGTCCAAGTGATAGCGTCGGTGGAATATTGCATTACTCCAGCCGTCCCAGCTGCTATATAAATATTAGAACCATTTGAAGTCGCTGCATTCAAAGTTTGAACTACAGTTCTGACTCTTCCAGTATATGTTACACCATCAGTTGATGTGCTATTTAAACCTTGAGCACCAACAGCAACAAGTACAGTTCCATAGGTTAAGTTCGTAGCCGCAGGAGTTTTTGTTGACCAAGTTGCACCATTTGTAGACGTCACGACTGTTCCGCCTGTACCAACAGTTACAAAATTTGTTCCATAAACAGATGCAGACAAAGTGTTGTTGGTTGGCATTGCTCTTGGAGTCCAAGTGATTGCATCAGTGGAACTACCTGTTATTCCAGCTGCTGAATACACATAGGTGCTATTTCCATAAGCTAAAGATAGCATGTTATTTGACGTGCCTGTGCTTCGTAATGTCCATAGGCTTCCCATGCCATTTATTAATCCAATACGTCCAAATAATGCTGAATACGTAGCTTGTGAATAAATTGATCCATCACATTTTAACCACACTCCATGACCACTTGTAATGTAGCTATCGCCATTGGCATTAGCAAAGTAGGTCAGCTGTCCTACAGGTTCTGAATTGTCTTGATAAGCCATTAGAAAACCTCATAAGATGTGCCATTAAAAATAACACTAATAGATCCGTAATTCGAATTTAGTGTGTAAATCGCTGCTGCATCAATTAACACAGCTCCTCCTGGAGTTGTGATCGTAATATTATTAGCACCTGCACTGCCAACTCTGTCTTTGATGACATAAGTTTTTCGTGTATTTGGTGCATTTGGTAGATTAATTGTGCGCGCTGATGATGAGTCTACTGAAATGAAGTAATCTGTAGATAAAACCGTATATGGATATGCTGAGGGTTGTACATAAGCAAGACCAACAATAGAAAGATCAATCGTACCACTAGAATTACTAACACCAACGCTGCTATCAAGAGAGGTAATATTACCTAACTTTACATGGGGTAATGATGTAGAACCTATCCATAGTTGACCGTCAGTAGTCATTTTTCCGCCACGCTCAGTTCCATTGAAACTTGCGTTATCGGCATACATGATTGATTCTTGGCCCGTGATATTGCTGAATCCTGGCATATTAACTCACAAATCTAAATGTTATAAACGCGTTCCAATCTATTGTCTTTGCAGCGATACCTGTGACGGTGATAATCATGTTATTTGCACTAGCACTAATAGCAATATCCGATGCACTCATTGCAGCTTCTTCAAATGAATCTTTAAACTCAGATCCAATTTCTGTAGCTGTAGCTCCATCAGTACGCATGCCAGAAATGAAGTTGTAAACGCCACCAGCCGTATCTGTGACATCAAAAGCTGCAACATTGCCTTCAATGTAATAGACTCCAGGAGTAGCTCCCAATGCGAAAGTTAGAGCTGTCGTAGGTGTAGCATCTGACGTTGTAATAGCACCTGTCTGGCGATTTGTCAGCTGAGTAGTGACTGTAGAGCCACTTGCTGTACTTCTTATTCCATTATCATTATTGGCTGTCGTATCATTTGTAAAAACATTCAGATTACCTGCTGCTGGTACAGCTGTAGTTGCATCATCAGCGGTAAACTGAACAGGAACTATTGGCGGTAAATTACCAGACGTAACGACTCTTGTATACTGTGACATTTAACCTCAAAATGCATAGAAGGATGATAGATAGACCTCTTCGCCAGCGGCTCCAGGAGATGCACCTTTTATCTTAAACTGTGTGCCTTCACGTGTTTCTAATGGTACGCCTGCAACTGTATTGCTTGTTTCATCAAGTATAACTACAGCTCCTGCTAGAAGAGTAAAAGCTGCATTTACGCCATCCCATGAAATCTTCACATTTTTGCTAGATGCATTTACAAACATCAAAGTTCGTGACGGATGCAGCAAAGGTGTGTCAAAGTTCTGATATGTATTATTAAAAAGGGTAGCGTCGGCCACCCTTTCAACTTCTGGAAGAAAAACTCTTTTTGTAACTGCCATGATATTCCCTTACTATTAAGTAATTTTCTGTCCTAACCACAGTGTGCCGTTGTAGGTCAAAATGTAAGATCCATATGCAGTAGTAATAGCTTTAGTTGCAGCTGAGGTACCACTTGCAGCAATGTTTTTGGTATTGCCATCAATTGTTACTGCGCTTCCACCTGCTTGACCAGTACCATCATAAACAACAACAGTACGACCAGTTGCTGGTGCTGCTGGTAGAGTAATAGTCATAATTCCGGCTGTTGAGTCAGTGCTGATAAAATAATCAGTTCCTAGAACAGCGTATGGGGTAGCTGCTGTAGTTACTGCTGTGACTTTATTCTTAATGCCTGAGTTCATGAAGATATGACCTGTACCACCTGCAATTGTAGTTGCAGAAGTACCTGTGGATGAACCTACGTTTGTTGAGTGATCAGTTGCGTTAGCGGCAAAAGCAGCTGTACCAGTACCTGAGTTAACAGTAATTGCAGTTGCACCAGTTGAGTTACCAACAGTAACTGTGTGAGCAATAGCATTCGTTCCAACGTTTACACCGGAAGTACCAGCGTTAATGGAAACTGGTGTAGTACCAGTAGAGTTTCCGATATTGATTGTATGATCAGCAGCATCTGCACCTATAGAAATAGTGCCTGTTCCACTGATTAAGCTTATGATGCCGTTTGTGGTTGTCAATGTACTGCCACCAGTACCAGTATTGACATTCACAGCTGTTGCACCAGTTACATTACCAAGCGTAACTGTATGGGCAATTGCGTTTGTGCCTACGTTAACACCTGATGTACCAGCATTTATAGAAACTGGTGTGGCACCTGTTGAATTACCAATATTTATGGTGTGATCCGCTGCATCTGCTCCAACTGAGATCGTTCCAGTACCGCTTATTAGGCTGATGATACCGTTAGTTGTGGTTAGAGTGCTTCCACCTGTTCCTGTGTTTACATTAACGGCTGTTGCGCCTGTGATGTTTCCTAGAGTTACAGTATGAGCGATTGCATTTGTTCCGACGTTTACGCCAGATGTTCCTGCATTGATTGATACTGGAGTTGTTCCAGTTGAATTACCAATGTTAATTGTGTGATCCGCTGCGTCCGCGCCAACACTGATTGTACCTGTACCACTAGCAATGGCTACTGCGCCGTTTGTAGTAGTAAGAGCATAACCGCCTGTTCCTGTATTTACTGCGACAGCTGAAGCACCAGTTACGTTACCTAATGTCACTGTATGAGCTACAGCGTTGGTTCCGATGTTTACTCCACCACTACCAGAATTTAGGCTGATTGCTGTTGCACCTGTTCCGTTACCCATTGTGATAGTTTTAGCAGCTGCTCCAGTACCGATGTTTACGGCAAAGGCACCTGCATCACTACCTAGGTTAATCGCTGCGCCGGTGATAGTTGTACCAGCTGTACCTGTGATTAGACCTGATGCTGTAATTGCTGACATAGTGGCTGTTCCAGCAATAGACATTACATCATCTAGAACAACAGCGCCTGTTACATCAAGTGTACCTGGGATGTCTAAGTTAGATGCCCATTGTGGAGCTGTAGCACCTGCGTTGGTTTGCAGAACTTGTCTAGCAGTACCAATGCCAAGCTTTGAAAGAGTTGTAGCACCTGATGCGTATAGTGTATCGCCAGCTGTATAAGAAGCGATACCAGTACCGCCTTCTGATACGTCAACTGGCTGGTTGAATACCATTACATCGGCAGTAAGAGTAGTAAAAGTACCCGCTGCTGGAGTTGTACTACCAATTGCACCTGGAGCTGCCATAATTGATGGGATATTGCTTGGAACTACAGCTAAATTTGCAGCTACTTTTGTAGCAGCTTCTGTGTTTGTGGCAATTTCTATGATACCAGCTTGAGTTGTACTTGCTGCTGGAGCACCTGCGATTGCAATAGCTGCAACGCCAAGTGGTGTACACGCTTTAGTGTCATTTGTTCCTGCTACTACTTCTGCAACTGAAGCTAGTTCAATTATACCTTCGCTAGCATCTGTAGCTGAGCCTGCGCCCAAGTAAGCTAATGGACCTTTAACCATTTTAAACTCCGAAATTTTAGATTAATTAAGTTTTTATATTTAATTCACCGTATGTCATATGGAGGAAATAATCTAAATAAAATAGCTGCTGGCTAATGGAGCGATTGTTTGAAATGTTGTAATTGTAGTAATATAGGCAGCGATAAAAATTGGAAGTATTGTTCGGTGCAGTGTCGCAATGAATCGGTATCAAAATTTCCAAGAAATACGCACAAGCAAACGTTTATGATCTGCACAAAGTGTGGTATGCGATACAAGGTGAGAAATTCACAGTCGAAGAGGTCTAGGTTTTGCTCGAATGTGTGTAAGTATCAAAGACATAAAGTTTAAAATTATGAAAGAATTCTATTTATATGTTTTGTTTTTTGCTTGCTTAGAATACTTTTCTAAGTAATCATTCTTGCAAAGATGAATTAATTACTCCAACATCCTTAAGCAATGCGCTCCCTAAAACAGATGTATTTGCCATGTTCTTTAGGGATTTTAACGCACTTTGATTGGTGATAAGAGATGCTAAGGATCGTTTTAAGGCTAATCCTGTTGCCGCTCCTGTTAACCATAGTGGTGCTGCGATTGCTTTCCCGACAACTGCTGCCATCATTAATTTAGTTGGACTATCCATCGAACCTATTAGTTTGTTGAATGTGCTGGGTTGAGAGTTTTTAATCATACCCATATTTTTAGTGATATTCTCACCATACTTTTGCATATTTTTCATCATAGCAACACCATCTATCCCAATAATTTCATTCATGACCATAGCTACATTAGGATTTTCTAATATCTGTGCTGCTTTTGCCCAGTCAACTTGATCGCCAACAAATATAGGATCTAAAATATCCGAGACAAGTTTCTTCTCAAGAGTTTTAAATACTTCTCTTCCGCTTGCACTTCTCGAAAAAGTATCTTTAGCAGCTTGATATCCTTCAGGAGTTAACATTGCTCTTGTAGTGAAATTAGGTGCTTTTCCTGTAGAAATTGATTCTGCAACATCTTCAAGCATTGATTTTTGAAGCATTCTTCTTTGTCCTGGAACAGCTAAGTTATCTCCCAGTGCAATTATCTCTTTTCCTGCTTCTTTAGCTTCATTGCTTAGAAAAGGTTCGAGTTGCTTAAAGGTATCTTGTGCGGATTTTGTGTTTGTGGAACCTAATTCCTGAATAAGTTGTCTTTCTGCTGTCTTAACTTGTTGACTGTTTTTTCCAAATAAGTTCACGAGATTTTCGAAGTTGGATGGCTGAGAAAATACAGCTGTCATCCTTTCAGGTGATTCTGATGAACGTAGATTTGAGATTGAATCTTTTCCAAATCGCTCTGCCGTTTGCTTATAAAGTCTGTCTGCTTCAACTAATTCATCAAGTATTTTTGGGTCAGATTTCTTCAATGAATCTTTTAATTCTTCTTTAATAGTCTTCTGTAATGGCTTAAGAAGATTTTTAATATTTGGTGTTAAAGCTTCATAATTTATAGCATCATTCAATCTTATGGAAAGATCCATTAGCTTGTCTGTCGATAGCCTGCTTGTTTTATTTAATGAGTCATATATTGCTTCAAGAAGTTGTGTATTTCCGCTTTCTAGAGCAGATTTTAATAATTCAGCGTTAGGTGATACACCGGTTAAATCATGAAGAATGTCTCTTACGATATTAGAAGTTGCACCGTAACCCGCTGGACTTGTTCTTACATTTGATAATTTATTTAAAGTATCTCGTGCAGATCGTATAGAGTTATGTGGTATGACTTCAATTTTTTGAGCTGCTTGTCTTACTGCATCATATTTAGGTTTATAAACTGATTGTTCTGCTTCGTATAGAGAATTTGCCCCTTTCTTAACATCTGACCAAGCTTGTTGTGGTAATGCATCCTGTGGAGTAATTTTATTCAGTATGTTGCTACCCGCTTCTTTTACGATTGCATCTTCAATTTCTCTAGCTGAAAAGTTCGTAAGTTGTTGAATTTCTTTATCGGTAATATCTCCCACAGCTTTCTTAAAGTCTTGTATTGTGTTTTGACCTAAAGAATGTATTCTTTTCTCGAGAGAATGAGGTGCTTGTTTTTCGATGGCTTGCATTAGGCCACCTTCTTTTTGCGCAACATATGGAACTACGTTTTCCGCTGCACCACGATTGAAAAGGCCCTTAAGTCCATAAGCTAAACCGCCTGTAATATCAGCTACTGTCTGAAGCCCTTCACCGCCACCTAATGCCTTTACACCTTCTTTAGCACCAAGACCTGTAAATTCTGCGCCTAATAGATTTCCTAAACCTCCAAAAGCTCCCATTGGCAAAGATCTGGTTACACGTCTAGTACCTTCTTGAAGCAAACCACCTTCTGGTATTTCTTGTTGGATTTGTTGAAGTCTAGCTAATGATGTGCCAGAACCACCGCCTAATTCGTCATCTGATAAGCCTTGAAGTTCTTCCATGGATGGCATATATCCAGGCTGATTCTGAAGATTTTCCAATGTGTTGTGTTGTCCACCATATCTTGCTTCTTGTGCTTGACTTAGACCAGGTTCATTTTCATTGCCAAATATTTTCTGTATTCCTCTTTCTAGAGGATAAAGAGGTAACGCTCCTAAGCTTAGAAAATCTAAACCACCTTGACCAACACCACGTGCAATTTGCTTTCCAGAACTAGGCTCTTCGCCTTTTTTAGTAAGCTTAAACTCTTCTTGGTCTTCTTCTTTTTTTTCAGGCAATTTTGTGAGTGTGAAAGTCATTTTACTTTGCTCCATTTAACGCCATTTGATTTAAACTTATTGCCTTTGCTATCGGTTATTTCTGCGCCTTCATATTCTTTAGCATTTGGCATTTTGTTAAATGTTGCGCCTACTTCGACAGAATTTGACTGACTTTGGCCATTTTCTGTGCTCATTTTGTACATCTTGTCAATATCTTCACGCAATGGCTCTACTGCATCTTCTACTAATTTTTCAAAATTAGCAGGAACATCAAGCCCAGCTTGTAAATATCCATCTGCTAGATTTCTAGAAATATCGCCATAAGCTTGTTGAATTTGAAGTAAACGTTTTGAATTAGCAGCGGAAACCAAATTTGCTTCTTTTGTTTTCCAAGGGGCAGGCGGAACACCTTGAAGCCATTTTAATTTTGCATCAGTAAGTCGAAGATTTGACATGCTACTAAAGTTTGTAACAAATTCTTTCGAAAAGTTGACCATCGCCTGATCTGATCCGCCGTAAGTAATTTCTGATCCTGGAAGTGACTTAAATGTTCTGGCAGCAAAATTATCGGATCTTTCTGGATCTAAAATTGCTTTATCTACCCCTTCCATTGCATTTAGCATTTCTTTAGCCTTACGACCTTGATCAGTGTACGAAGTAAGCAAAGCTGCATTCTTTTTTGCTAATTCTTTTGTGAAAGGAGTTTGTGCAGGATTAGCAGAACTTTTATTTGGCTGAATGCCTTTTACAGCATTTAGAACTTCATTTACTGGAGCACCGTTCTGTAAAGCATTGGATATGAAACCAACTATTCTTTCTTGATCCCAATTTTGTCCTTCTTCTGTAGGCATAAATTCTTGCAGAGTTTGGCCAAGTATTTGAGAGTTCCCTACCTGCTGCTTCTTAAGACGTTCTTCTGCTTCACGTTTCTTGCTATCTTGTAAATCCATCAAGGATCTTTGCAAATAAGCACCACCAATTGCATTACCCGCAGCACCTAAACCATATGGATCTTTTACACTTTCAAATGTGATTGCCATTATTTTGTCTCCGCTATGTTATGGTTTTACAGGCATTGGGGGTTTCATCATTGCTGCTGCACCTACTTGGCCAGCTGCACCAATAAGTGGTTTAATTAAACCTTCCGTAGGTCCTTGCACAATTGGTTGGAATGCTTTTTGGCCCATTAAACCTAAGATGGTTTGTAATGCAGAATTCTGAGCACTTTGTCTCATTTGTTGTTGCTGTCCCTGATATCCAATTCTCTGACTTGATAAAAGATTAGTAAGGTCATCAGAACTCTTTATAAGCGCTTGATTTAATGCAGATGAAGATCCAGCCCCTGCATCAGCATATCGTTGCTCTAAGGCCGGCAGAATGTCTTGGTTATACGTTTGCAAAGCAGGATCGACAACTCCTTGCTGAAATTGATCTTCAAATGAACCACCTTGACCTTCACCACCGCCAAGCAATTGCGCTATCACATCACTAAATTGGCCGCCGTTTTTACCCAGTGCACCCTTCAGCAACTTCTCTTGTTCGCGTGTCATTAGACTCGCTTGGCCCGTCTGTCTGGCATCCTGTCCGAATATCTGTCCTCTCGCTGAGCTTCCCATCTGTATACTCCATCAAAGTATTTTTGCTTCTTTTGAATCCGAACTTTTCCGAATGTTTCGGACTTCTTGTGATCCAATAAATCTTGCTTAAGTTTTCTTTTTCTTTTATTTCGATAGCTTTTTCTTTAAGAAAGTTTACTGCACTTCCATTTCCCCAATATTCTTTATCGATAGAGAAAGTATTGATAACCAAGGCATTAGCCAAATTATCAATTACCATCCAAAGAACGCCCTTTGTCCTGTTATTATCATCTACAAGAACAAAAAGCAAGTTATATGGGTTAATTACAAAACCATCTTCTTTTGAAATTAATGCAATATCAGAAATGAATTCATAAAACTTTTCGCATGTAAATTCTTTGTGCTTTATTTGATCTATGTATTCTTTAGGAATATGCACTGGGTCAAAAATCCTAACCCATTTTAAATTTTCGATTGATTTTTCATTGGTCTTCAAATTCTTTTCCTATGTATCTAATATAGCCTCTAAATCCACCAGCATTGGCTAACGATAATTTTTCTGATGGAACGCCGTCACCGCTTTTTATAATCAAACCTTCTGTAGTATTTGGTTCAACTCGCCATGTCAGATATGTAAAGCCTGGAAATGCATTAGCTGCGGATGATTCTATCACCCCTACAAACGGCGATGCTGAACTCATGGCTACTTGGTATGGCATTTGTATTGCAACGAAACCTGAGCCGCTGTGTGCACGCCAGGATACATCCATCCAACATTCAGTGATTATGCCCGCTCGTCTTATCCAACCAGACTGATTTACATATGTGGCTGTCCCTGTGTTGGTCAATCCGTATACAACAGGTTTCCAATCTTTGATATAGCCATTCACATTTTGTGCAATGTCTTGATACATGTCAGCAAGACGATTATTCATTTCTTGAAGAAATGTTTCTACATTGTACTGACCGCCGTCCTCAAGAAGATTTTCTGCTGCTGGGAAATTTATATCTGTTGGTAGTGTCATTATCCGCCTATGATTCGGTTACCTACTGGTCTAAAATGAGGCATGAAAGCATGAAAATACAAAACATCATTGTGATCTGAATTTGTAATTCGTACATAGTGTTGGTATCCTTTAGCACCTGCGTATGTTCTTTTCCAGCATCGGTCATTTTCAAACGATCTTTGAACTACTTGGCCACCACCTTCGTAAACTGGAAATGTTGTGCTATCAATTGTTGCTACAGAAAAATTATTTACATCGATATTTGTAACTATATATGGCCCACCGTCAATTTCATCCATGCCATTTACGCCATAAATATAAACTTCTGTTCCGGTAGTCATACCATGACCTGGTGCATTAAACACTGCCGGATTAGCTTGTGTTACATTCACAATATCCGAAATAAATCCTAAGTTTGGAAGGCAGTTCATCTGTTGAACTGAATATGGACTTGTCACATCATCTACAAAGAATTCAACGGTAAAATCTGTGTTCTTGTCTGCATCTATATAAAAATCTACATATCCCATTTGAGATTGTTGGCCTGATTGAGCAAAAGGATTCCATCCAGCTGAGACAACTTCAAAATCGATATCGATTCCTAGATCATCACCACCATCATTTAAAGTTATGATGCGTCCTGTTTGATCGCCTGCAAGAAAAACTTCTGTCTCGGCTTGTTGTAAAAAATCATTCCACGTGTTGTCTGCAATAGGACTATCAAAAGTATTATCATCATCATCTGGAAAATCATCAAAAGTTTGGTCGATTGAAAATGATCCATAACCCAAACAGCTCATATTCGTGCCATTTATCGGATCTTGATCCTTAAGAGTCACGTTGTAGATTGACCAAGCGCCTTCTTCTTCTGTTCTGATTAGTGCAAAATTTGAAGTTTCAGCTTCTTCTCCAGGAAGAATGTTATCAACTGAAGAAGGGTATAGTGTCCATGATCTTTTTTCAGTATAATCCCTTGCTGAATACATTCTAGAAGCAAAATCAGTATTTACATCTTCCATCATGAAGTTTTCTATCTTTTGATCGATTCTACGAACTTCATTTCTTGAACTTGCAACGATTCCTCGATTACCATACGAAACAATATAATTATCATGAGCTACACTTGCATATGGTGCACTACATGTACGATAACTATTAACCTTGATCCATCTAAAAGGCAATGCTGGATCTGATGTGGGCTCGATTAGCCAGACAGAATTTGTAAACTGAACTAAAATCGTATCTTCTAGTTGTGTAGCACCCACGATAACTTCAGAAGTTGAAGCATCAACAAAGCCACCATTACCTGGTGTTAACTCATCCCATGGATTCCCAGGAACAGGCGCTACTCCTCCAGTATCAGGATTAAATGATCTACACCATCGCATTCTTTGAGCAAAGTTAGTACCTGTACTTGTTGCTGGTGTTCCTGACGGAAATGTTGGTCCTTCAACAGTGTTTAACAATATCAAACGTGATCGAATAGAAAATATAAATTGGGAAGCTAATATGTAGTTTCTGGTTCCTATTGTCGGTGTTGTTTCTGGCACAAACTGAGTTGTTGTTGCACCTGTTGTATAAGTTCTAATTGGAGAGATAGGAAGTGTTGTATCACCGTTGAAATTTGTGAAAAAGAATGTGCTTGTTAAGAATGCTTTTGTCTTTCCAAATGCAGCTGCCGATACAAAAGATGATGGTTGACCGTCGAAAATATCTACGATATCTAATGGATCAAAAACGCGTGTAGCATCGTTAAAAATTGCCGCTCTTTTTGTATCGAAAATCAGAATTTTTGCATCGCCGTTATTATCTATGAAGTTTTTTATTCCCATGATGGGATTTGTGGCTACAGTGATAACTATTCCATCTGAATAGTTCATGTTACCAAATATCTTCATACCAGCGCGCTTTTGCAGTACAGAATTATGCACATGACCATTTACGATACTTTGAAAAGCATCTTGTGGAAGAAGCCAAGGTTTTAAGTCAGTTTGTAATCCTGTCTGAAAACCTGCTATTAAAAATGGCTGATAACCTGCTACAGGCTGTGGAAAGCTCATTATATTCTACTCATAAATACTGAAAATGTAAAACCAACATCTACACTGTCAAACGTTAGACTTCCTGAGTTAAATTTCCTGAACTTCACCTCAAATTTCGATGCATCTTGTGCCGTTACATTCCAACAATAAGCATCTGATGTATTTCCCAAATCTCTTGGCGTAACCACAATCACATAACCTTGTGCAGTTGTCATTGCTGTTGAATAGGTAACTCTGTAATTTCCTGTACCAATTTTCGCTGTTGCTGAGATTTGGTATCCTGCTTGTTGTGTTCCATCTGATGCAACACGGCCAGCGGCTGAACAAAAACCATCTTGAGTATTGGTAAATGTTGTTATTAGATCTGATTGAAGTGAAATATATGTGCTTCCATTAACCACCTGAGCGGGTGTTCCTATACCGCCTGCTTTTGTTATTTGAGTAGTATTGGATGCATCATCTTTATAAAATAATTCTGGTGCACCTGCTCCACCATCTTTTGTGAAAATTTGACCTACAGTTGCAATTGTTCCAGGATTACCTGCTCTTAAAGCCAATTGCCATCTTGTGCTCGGAACTTCTCCATTCTGGATATTTGTCCATCTATCTTGGCATATATTCGGAAGTTTTCTAATTCTTGTTGTGCCTTGTGGAAGTGTTGTGGTCCATGTACTTGCCATTTTTCACCTAAAAGTTTGGTTGTGCGCGTGTATTTGTAAGATTATTTACTGTTCTAGCTAGAATTGAAGATACTTCAGATTTATACATAGGCATAATCTGATTCCATTGATCTATCTCTCCATATTCCATAAAAATCCGTCTAGCAGCTCCGTAAGCTAAACATGGACCCCATTCTTGCAATGGCGGTGCATCAGTTGCGTTTACAAGTGCATCTGGGACCTTAAATGCTTTAACTCTGATGCGATAAACCGTGTCTGGCATTGGAAAAAATCTGAACTTATTGTCATAAAAGAGCACTGATTTAGGTTGAGCTGGTTGTTGTTGCTCATAACTTAGATTGATATTTGCGCCATTAGCTGGTGCTGATGCAAATGTAAGATTTATTGCACCTGTGGTATAGTTTACAGCACCAGAACCTCCTAAACTTCCAGTTAGTATTCCTAAACCATTATCAGTAAAAGTTTCCACATTATCTGTCACAATAACTGTGCCTGGTACGATCATCGGAACTTGCACTGTAGTTGTGAAATTTACCTGCGCTCCATTACCTGTCCAAGGTGTTCCTAAAGTAATTTGCTCAGGATTTTGAGAATAATAAATCGTTGGGTCTTGGTAGTACAAAATCGTCTGTAAATTGACGTAAACTGGAGGTTCTATATTGGTATAATTTACAGTGTCAAAATCATAACTTACCTGTAACGGTACTGTGTTAAACTCATAGTATTTCTGCTGTTTTTCAAGCTTAACTTCGGCAGGGAACTCGTACCGATAGTAGTTATTTATATATGTGTCGGCAGCAGCATTTGTAAGCTGATTTGAGCTCAGCCTACCACTGACTTGACGAAACATTCTTCTAATATCTGCAAGAGTCCATGCCATAATTCTTTTACCTTAAGCGAATACTTGTCTACATTGAAAACGCGGCTTCCAACCAGTCTGTTTTTTAGCCATTTTACCGTGTCCATCAGGTTCATATGTCCATAGCGGCGTCTGTCTTGTTTCAATGTGTTTGATAACCTTTCTAGGTAATTTATATTTCCCACCGTGAACTAATGCATAGTCGGTATAGTCCTTTGTACTGCCATATGAGAACTTATTTATGACACCTGGCTCTTCAATGTTGTAAAATTCTACTTCAATTTCTTCATCGAGCCATTGTTGTTCTGCTTCACTAATAGGTTTGGTTTTTTCTTTTACTGCACCAAATTTGTGTCTAATTGCCATGTTTTTCCTCTAGAAATAAAGGGGGGACAATTCCCCCCACTTTTTTACGTTACTGAGTTTGAACCAAGCACAACGGCTGTAAGTACGTCGTTATTTGATCCACGAACTCCAGAACCCAATGTCATGCCGATAATTGCAAAGTTTTCTGTTGCAATTGGTACATTACTTGAGTCTTTTACTCGTGTAACTTTTCCACCTGATACATACGTAGCAAAGCCTGTAGTAGCTTCAACCAGTGTGATTGTGGTTGCAGTTACTGAGGCAACGGTATAAGTCCCATTTAAAGACGAAGTACCTGTGCCGCTATCTGCAATTTCTGCGACCTTGATGGTATCGCCAGCTACAATGCCAACTTGAGCAATGCCTGTAGCAGTGATTACACCAGGTGTTGCATCAGTAAAACCTGATACAGTAGCACCGAACACAGCACTTTGAGCAAGTGGAGTAAATCCAGTTGTCGAAGTATATGCACCAGTATCTACACGTATAAACGATCCAGAAAGCATGCTTGAGTTCCAATAAAATTGGCCTCCAGCTGTGGAATTTGTGACCGTAATTTGGTTTACTGTAAAACCAACATCTAGTTGTTTATCTGCACCGGTACTAGTCCAGCTTAGATTTTTCATTTGTGACATAATAGCTCCTTAAGCTGCTGTGGCTTCGAGATTTAGCATAAACGCATCGTTCAAAATTCTGGCCACAAAGGGGTGCTGCCAGCCGACCGTGCCACGTTGATCCAAAGGATCGGCAGAACCTGCTGAACCCAATGGCTTAATGTAGAAGTCGCCTGTTTCGGCTCCCAAATGTACGACCCCGTATGCTTCCTTGCCAACAATAAAATTATTGAAGACTTGAGGATTTGCATTAGATACGCTTCCCACACTAGTGTAAAGCCATCTTACGTTGCCAGTTGCGCCCCCATGTTGTTACTAATCAATAACTTGCGTTACTGACCGAGAATCCCTCTTCGGAGATTCTTCACGACCTTTATTTATGCGTCGTGATCAGACTGTCGCTTCACCTTTCGGTGTTTTCTCACTCAGTCGTTCACGCTGCAAGAAGCATTTCTGCTTCAGCTTGCGCCTTGTCACCCTGTCGGGCTTCCAAGTCAATCAGAGAAAATTTATTCAGAGCTCGGGTCTTTGTAGTTAACTCTGATTCCAAAACTGTCTGTTGACTTGCATATTGAGAAGTAGGCACAAACATGTCTCCAACGTTCTCAAGATCAGTTAACAGAGCTGTATCAATGAAGCCCCAGAATGCTGGGCGAATTGCAGTAGTACTAAAGTTAGGACCTGCTGTAATTACTTCAGAAATCATCTCAGCATCGTTGCCAAGTAAAGTCGTCACCGCAGCTGAAATATCATCATAGGTGAGCTGAGTGGGCGTATTTCCATTATTTCCATGTGAACATTGTAGAACTGAGCTTGTAGAAGCTAGAACATCACGAGTCACTTCATCCATAGTTTGACCTAGGTTTTGTGCAAGTAAGCGAGCAGCTTCGTTAAGAACTCTATCCTCGACAGTTAATTCAACTTGGTTTGTAATAGTCACAAAGTTACCGTAGAAATCTACGCGTGCTTTGATGTCTGTTGCTGATAGTTGTGTACCTGGGGGGGTAATACCATCAACAATAGGCACTGGTACTGTTGCAAGACGGTTATATCGTCTCATAACAACTGTATCACCCATCTTTCGTGGCAGCATTCTTCTTTGCGCAAATTTTGTGTGAATTAGCGTTGGGTATGCTGTCATCAAAAGAAGGCGATCATAATAATCACGTACTGCTGGGGGCAATACTGATACGCTTGTAATAGCCATTTAATTATCCTTTAAAATTAGTAGAATCCCCTGTTCTTATCGGCGAGAGCTTTGAAGTCTTTATCACTCATGTTCTTGAAACCTGATGCCTGTGAACTCGCAGAAGTAGATCCAACGGATGAAAGATTTCCAGGCCTATGAAGGTTCTGGACAGCTTGTTTTGCCTCCGGTGATCGACTTTCGGTGCTTTTGTGTTTCAGGTATGAATCAGATCTTTTCGCAAGGTGATATGCCGCCTTGTAAGGGTTCGGCGCATTCATGATCACGTCTTTAAGGTCAGGGTCTGTTTTTAAAACTTCCGGTAGATAAGTTCTGACTACTTCATCATAATCTTTATGAGTCTGAGACATTCTTAACTCTTCTACAGAAAGCTCTTGCTTTCGTGCAAAATCGCTCATGAATTTCTTAGCTTCGCCGACAGTGAGAACATCATTGTCAGATAGGCCAGAAAAGTCATTTGGTTTGTCTTGGCTCTTTTGATTATTAGCTTGAAGCAATGCCATGTGATCTTGCATTAGCTTCATGTTTTCTTGAAGTTGCTGTCGCTCGCGTCGTTCGGCTTGCAACGCAGAAAGAGGTACAACCTGTTCCTGTGTTTGCTCCATTGACTGATGTTGAGACCCGTCAGACTGAACGGCGGCTTCAGCAATTACGCCCGAATTAGTATGTTCTTCCATTGCTCTCCTACGCCCTTGATTTACCTGGCAGGGTAAAACGATGGCGGCTCGTTAATTGTATAAATAAGATGATGGTATTGTTGTCTCGTAGACATCGACACCATCTTTTTTCAGTCCTAGTACTTCAAAACCAAACGGTCTATCAGGCATATTTACCTCCCATTTGATCTTGCCAAGCTTGTTGTTGACCTCACCGATCATCATGCCAACTTGTGTTTGTGGCTTTTTAAAATATGGTTTAAGGACTTTTATTAAAGCGGCTTTCCCATCTACTTTTGCCTTTAGTGGCTTCGCGAATAAAACAATCCAGTAAACTTCTTTACGATTACTGTTATCCGAAAGGATCTTTTCGATTGTCTTTTCATCATCTTCTACTATAGCGGCTGTGGTTTCGCCTACTTGTTGAACCATACTTACTCCTTAGAAGTCGTATTTAAAGGCTTCCATTGGAGTACCTTTATCTTGAAACGGACTGTAATTCACGCGACCGATGTCATAATTAGGACAAGGATCAACTTGCATTACCTTTCCGGCATGTCCGAATACTCCGCCATTCATAGAACCTGTATCTTGAGTGTTTAGATAACGCTCATTATGTGAAGTTCCTGGATAGCGAGCATCAACACGAGATTCTTTAGGAACCTTATTAGGTTCATACTTCATTCCCATTAGATAACTCCTCTTTTGGTTGTTGATTGGCCACTGAGGCCGATATAGAAACGTCATCAGCTTTCAGAGATTTTTCCTCGGCTGCATTAACATTTTCTAACTTTAGAAATAGGTCTAGATATTTCATAATTTTGTCATCTGACATGGCATCAAGTTGAGCTGCTGCCTGCATGCGTTTAAGCGTTGCATCTGCTCGGTTGTCTACTGACTTTGATGTTCTTTCATCCTCTAGACCTAAGTTAGCGATTGAACGCGTAAATCTTTCCTTAGCACTTGCCATATTGGCAATAGATTGAGACTGGATGAGCTCGCTTTGTACAGCCATTTGCTGGTTTTGTACTTTCGATGCTTCTTGCTGGGCTTGTTGCTGTTGTTGGTTATATTCCTCAACGGCTTTCATATACTCTGTTTTGCCCTGTAGAGGCGCGATCTTGGCCAAGAAACCAGGAGGTACTGCATCTGGATCGATTGCCTTGATATCGAGCATCTGACGGAAGAATAGCTGTTGTTGGGAGTTCGTAAGTACGCCCTCTTGAACGGCTATGTCATACTTGGAAACATCAACGCCCTTTAGTCGTTCATCTGGATCTTCGTTCATGATGCGTCGCATCTTTTCAGGAGTCCAAGTGGTGATCATTTTGATTACTTTTTTCGAAGTAACTTCTTGTGCAAAGCGAAGATTATCCATTACGTCTTGCAGACCAACTAGTGCTGCTCCTTGACGAAGCATAACTTTTAGACCTGAGTCTTGATCATTGGATGCTTGACCTAACAACTCATCTGAAATGTTTGCTACTCCGCCGATATCTGAATCATGCAGGCTGTTTAGATCAAAGAATGATGGAGGGATTTGTGATGCTTGAAGTCTTTCAATTGCACCTGGTGCTAAACCAGGCTTTTTCCACACTACTTTGCCTTGAGATGTTTGAAAAAGACTTTGTGGATTAGCCACTGAATCCTCTTCCGCCATCCAACCTGAGTTAATCTGGCTTTCGACAATGTCCGTCATCTGAAGTCGACGTCTGTTAGCATCCCTTTGAGGATCCGTCATCGGTCTTACTAATCCTTGGATTTTTAGTATATAATCCGGGGATTCTGGCTCAAATGTGCAGAAAAACGGTATGAATGGATACTCATTTAGACCATACGGGTTTCTTTCGGTCGTAATGTGTGTGCCATTAACGATAATATGCTGATCAACATAAGGCTCTGTACGCTCAATTAACTCCATATTAGGGTCTGCATAGAGGAAATAATCTGACTCTTTGCCTTCGTAATTGAAAGTATCGCCGGTGGTTACATTGTATAGATATTTCTTTTCTTCCCATCCTTGCACCCAGAACTCGTCATATGCAAGCATACGTTGGCCGTTAGGCTGCTGTTGATATGGAAGCCAGTTAAATTTGTTATCTCTTTCCCAGCCAACTTTATAGAGCGTTTCGAGTTCCTTACGGAATTCTGGAAGTAAGGCCTTCCCTTGCTCTAATGAGATATAATTACGTCTTTGAATATCGGCGCAGTCGCTGAAGTCTTTCTTTGAGAAATATGGATCACACAAGAAACCATTAAATGGAATTCTTGACATCCTTATATCGCCATTTACCGGATCTGTTCGATAATCTTTCCATAGACTTAATAAATTCCAACCAGTAATCAGTGCACCACGGAAGCAATCGGAAATGCATTCATATCCGTCACCAAATTGCATGACGTAAATAAGCATCTTAGTAAGTTGATCGGCTAGATTTTGATCTTGAGCTTCTGTAGGCACAACAATAGATGACTGGCGATACTTTTTCTGATAACCAGATACCATGTTTATTTTTGGACGGATGAAATTATAGACTCTTGGAGTTCTTCCCTCTTGCATCAAGGCGCGCTTTTCAGCATCAAGCCATTGATTTCCGAGGAACATTTCCATGTCCATTTCACAAGCGGGGATTAAGCCATTCCACGCATACCAGTTCTTATTGTACGCATCATCCCATGCATTTACTATCTCTTGGCCTGTCAGCCTCATAGACGCTCCTGTACGTAGGCATATTCATCCCCTTACGAAGGAGCGAGAGGGGTAGTAAGGTACCCCAAAGGCTGATCAGGCCACTCGCTTATTTTTTTATAGCTACTTTATAATATTCCGTATGTCATTCGCTTAAAACTATCATCTCGTTCGCATTCTACTAATTCATCATGTGTTAAATGGTGATTTAATATTTCTTCTAAAGTTTTTGCTACAATTTTATCTCTATCAGAAAATGGAATAATTCTCACTATCTTTGTAGAACTTTTATTAGTATTGATATTAATATCAGCTGTAAACTCTTTTTGCATATGCTCTTTCCATTGCGTCGGCGTCTTGTTGTGTCATTCTCGATTTGCTCTTATTAAAAAAGTGCGTGTAAAGCGCATACCTTAAAGAGTCCATCACGTGATCATTTTGTTTTAAAGGCTGATCTATACCTCTTCTGCTAGCTCTTTCATCCCACACATATGTGCTGAATTCTTTGATTGCATTGTTGCAATTCTTACAAACTTTAAATGTACCATTAGATATTAATTGTGAAGTAAAGCGAATACCTGTAATTACATCATTATCTGCATCAATTATATTTGTAATTCCTTGCTTTCTTAATTCAACTTTGAAAGAAAGAGCTGATGGATCTATATAAATGGCTTTGACTTGGTAGCCAGCCAGAAACTCTATTAGGTCTCTTGCGTAGTCACTATCTGATTTTTGTCTATTTTTGGCCTTAGAGTCATAGTAATACTCTTTTTCTAGCCACATATTCGGATAAGATCCTGCGTTATAACCAATAAGAGTAAAAACACAAGGATTGGAAGTGCCGTAATCCACACCAAGAATATAGTAAGTGGCAGGAGCTGGTGGATGGTGAATCGTGTGTATCGCTTCATCAAAGAAATCATAAACGGCGCCTTCTGCTAGTACCCATTTACCCTCTATATATCGCTGATACCAGAGGCCTGAGTATTCTTTTTTCAGATTCTTTTTATAATCTTCATCTAAAGCAGGATTGTCATTGAGCGAGAACGAAAAAACCTTCACATCCATGGTATCTACTTTGTCCAAGTAGTCTACTTTCAACCAATGAAATGGGCTGTCAGGGTTAGTAGATCCAAATAGTTTCGCTCCAGGCACAGACAAACGCGAAAACAGCATTTTGACAAAGTTTTCTGGCAGGATCGTAACTTCATCGAGCAAAGCACCGACGTATTCAGATCCGCGTATCTTTGCCTCTGCCCTCTCGTCATTAGCACCTACAACGTCTATAGTTCGTCCCCATAGCGATATCTCACCTTTGCCAGACATATACTGCAAATCATCACCGATTAAGTCCTGTAGAGGCCTAATGATGTTTCTCTTAATAGTCGGCTCAGTTCTTCCGCAAACAATCAATGGTCCAGCGGGTCCATTTTGAATAAAATCAATCCATCTCCAAAAGCAGGAATATGACTTACCAGAACGAACAGGTCCTTCCCAGAAATTAAGGCGCCCTGTGCTCTCTATCAGGCTCCGTTTTTGTATTGGACTCAGAAGGTCGTTTAACATGATCTAGTATCTCTCTCCATCCCTTTTTCGATTCAGTTTCGGTATCTTTTCCACCTAGGAAGTCAATGTGATGGCTGTATTTTTCTAGTACCCAAAAGAGACAGGCGTTGTCTCCTTCTGCTACACCCTTAGCAAAAGTCTTATTAAGGCAATCTTCTACAAGGCTTCTACGGATTTCATCAAGCCACTCTTCCATTCCCCATTCTTTAATCCAGTTCTTAATTGTGGATTGGCCAGTCTTAATACCGTAGACATTATATAGATATTTTTTGGCAGCGAGGATGAATCCCCTGGATTTAGTCAGAGCTTCGATCAACTGATCAGCTGTAAAATCTGACTTAGGTAATCTCACCGTGTACATTTTCTTTGTAGAGCTGGTCTAATCTCTGTTGTATGGTGTCCATTGACTTAAACAGTTCAGAAACTTCATCCAGCACGATAATTTTTTCGTCTGCTATTTCGCGTAGCTCGTTGTATAGATGCTCATAGAGTATGATTAACTCTCTTTCTTTTGTGAGTTCATCAATCATTGTCAGACTCTTTTTTTATGCCCATAGAAATTAGTAATTCAGAATTCATATCGCCTTGAATCATTTCTAATTTATGTTCTAATTCATTCTCTTTTTCATAAAACTCAACAAATTCTTTCATAACATGAGTATACAATGATTTGTTTCCATTATGGTTTTCACGTAATTTTACGAGTTCTTTGCTATAAATATTATGTAGTTCATTTAAGTTGTTATAGTTTTTCATATGCAAGTTCCTTGGTCGAATGGTAATCGGTTTGGTACTAATGGTTGTTTGGATATCTTGGCTTTCATTTCAGCTTGTTTTTCGTTGGACATCTTGGAGGATTTTGCGCTGTTCTTTTTGGGGTTGCTTTTGATCTTGCTCATATTTTCACCTTAGTTTTAGAGATATTACTGTTTCCAAGATTCTCAACTTGATTCATGAAATCTTGTAGTGATTGCTTGTCTGAAAACTCATAGGTAACAGCTGGCTTCTTTTTCTTCTCAGGTCTAACTTCATCAAAATCTTCATCTTTAAAGCCCCAGTTGATTAGATCATTGATATCCCACTCATTAGCGAGTGTATCCCAATCCCATTCACCCTGGTTCTTATTTAGGCGGATATTAAGCTCGTCTATGTCCTCATCTGATAAGTCATCAAACTCAGGCACCCAGCATTTAACTGTGGATACCATCATCTCTTTGAGTATATTGACTCGCTGATGACCGCCAATAACTCGGTTGTCTTTAGTGATAATAGGAAGATCAATCAAGCCAAACTTAGAGATACTTGTGCGTAGTTGAGATGCATCCTCCTTACTCAGTGACCTAGGATTTTTGTCATGAGGGATAAGATCTATTACATTTCTTGTTTCTATACGCCAGTTTCTCATAAGTTCGTTAAATCTTCCTTGATCATGAATTCCAGTTCGTCGATTAAATCTCGGTGTCTATAGATCCAATCCATGTATTTCTTATCTAGATTGAAGGTATTATTATATGATACCAAGTCATCAATAACCCTGCATCTTTCAAGCATGGTGTTTAGATCTTCGACTTTGTTAGATTGACGGAATTCAAACACTTTTTGTTTCCAAGTTATCTGGTTTATTTTGACTTTCAACTATTTTAATCTTATATACACCGAGTCCAAACGATGGAATCATTTGGCTATGAGACAATAAGTCATAGTTAGCAGCCTGACCAAAATCAAAGTACTCAGACTTTGCTTTATCAATGCATGCATCACACATTATTTCTTCTTCTTTTTGGCAGCCGTAGCCATCTTCGCCATCTTCGCTTCGCCATATTTCTTTCTCCCGATGGATGCAGCAACGGCAGCTGGATTTTCTACGTCTGATTTCTTTGCTATAGATTTCGTTAGGTTAGCAAATCGCTTGCCGGACCCGAGGGCTGGTTTTTTTGACATTTGGGGCTCTCCAAATTAGGTTTAATTAAAATATGATGTAGATGTCTTGGTGGCAGCCATGATATTACACCTGTACGTGAGTCTTTGTATGGTCGCTCGTTAGCTACAGCGAACATAAAATCATCAACTTGGTAATCCTCTAACT